TATCTAAAATTATCTACTTTTCTTTCTTCAGACTCATTAGGCATTCTTTGTTCGGGAAACTTTCCACTTTTGTTTTTAGATTTCTTTACCTTTATCTTGACTAAATTATACACATCAGACTCATAAGCAGCCAAGTGATCTGATTGTGAAAAATGTGACATCACACGAACTGTTTGATATTCACATATGTCTCTAACCAGATTAGCTACACTTTCCATTTCAGAACAATATTCGCTATAGGATATATGAGTTCCCAACACACCGTTAAGGGAAAACTGAAAGTTTCCTAGATAATTTAAATGATTATCCTCTTCAAGACCATGCTCAACTAGAGCTTCATTTAATCTTTTTCTTTTACTTTTAGATTTTGCTATATTCATCTTATTTTCCTAATTAATATTTTATAATTTGATTAATGTACGATAAATAATATAAATAAACAAGCATTATTTTTTGTTTTTTTCCAAACTCTTATCGTATTCTGCCCATTCTTCTTCAGTTTTCCAAGCATATGTTGAAATTCTCCCATATTTTTCTCTGATATTTTTATCATCTCTCAAAGCTTTACGATAAGGAGCAAACTTAATACCATTACCCCACATCTGCCTTATTAATTGTTTTTTAGTACAATGTCCATACTCGTCTTGTTTTTCTTTAATCCTACCAATTACTTTCTTGTAACCATCTTTATTAGTTTGTGCAGGTTTTACTGAGTTAACGACCTCATCAATATCATCTGATAATCGTTTTACATTATTAGACCACAACAAAGATTCTTTACACTCTTCTAACCCATCTTTAGCTTTTTGATTACGATATTCGTTGTCGTCTAAATACTTTTCAAGTAAATCTATTGATTCTTGATAACTACCAAAAAAGTCAGCAGTAGGATTTAACTCATGGTAATAATCATCATCAAACATTATAAAAGGACAACCAGTCATCATACCATCTGTTGTAGCAACTGACCAACCATTATATTTTTGTTTAGGAGAAAAACCAACTCTACAAGTTCTTAACTTATCTAAATACTTTTCTTTTAATTGTGCTTCGGTCATACCGATGTATTTTTTCTTACCTTCTATATAACCACCATTATCAACATTTCTTTCATCCCAAGTTTTACCACCCAGCTCCTTCATAGTTGACAAGTCTAGTAATGGAATCCAAACTTTAAAGTCTTGTCTCTTTTCCCATAAAGGATCACATACTTTTAATATAAAATTTTGAAAATCTTTATAAGTTTTAGTTCTGTGATTAAACACGATGGTTGGAAAACTTTTTTCATCTATATCATCCACCACTTGTTCATCTAAAACTGGCAAATGAAATGACTCTATTTTTTCATCAAGACTATTTACAATTTTGTCTTTAAATACTTCAGAAGCTTCTTTCAATACTAATTTCTTTTGAGAGTCTGTATTGACATAACATTTTTCCATCAAATTAATACCCTCACATTCTCTTTGAAAAGCAGGATATTGCCAGTTACAAGTGTCTTTAAAATCAAACCAATGGCTATAACCAAGAACTGGTGGTATGTGATGCCATTCGTTACCAAGATAGTTTAGTAAATTCCAAGTCGTCTCTGGCAAATGACTAAATATAAGGTCTATATCTTTAAAGTTCCAATTCACTTCTGATTCATAATACTCCCATTGTATATCATCCTTAGAATTTTTTTCTAAAGTCCTACCTAACTTTCTGTTCCTATCTCTTGCTGCTTGTGTTCTGATACCCTCATATCTTAACTCCTCGGCCTCATCAAATCCCATTTCCTCTTGTCTCATGACGGCATAGTCTTTACCTACATGGTATAAATTATTATCCTCTTTAAATCTATGGTCTATTTCTACAAAGGAATGATTAAGTGAAAACTTGTCAAAGTGACCTCTTGTACTTTGAATATATCTCGGCCATGCTATATACGCTATATCAACATTTTTAAAATTATCAAACATAACAAATCTTCTACCCACTCTTGGTAAAATTAACTCCCACCACAAATCATCTCTATACTTACTTAACTCACTTATCATCCTGAATATAGTTTGAACATATGAATCTTTCTCTAATTCTTCCACTTTGTAAGTTATATTCGGCCAAACTAATATTCTAGTCATTGACTTTTTATATACAGATTTTTCCTTAGATATATCTTTTTTACCTTTGTTAAATAAGCCATCTGCACCACCCTCGTACATATATCTTAACATGTCTCTGTTTAAACCTTGTTGTTTCATTTATTTCCCCACATTCCAAAATAAAGCGTTCTTGTTTGCATACTCTTTCATGAAAGACCAAGCCTTACTATCGTAAGTTAACGAACTTGGAAACGGTGGTCTTTCATCTTCTTTACATTCTTGTTGAAATTTATACCTTGATTTATAAGTCTCAGCTCTTCCTTGTTCTTGTGGTGTTGTATTGTGACCTATTCTAACACCATGTACTTTTGCATCAGGCCAAGCTCCTTGTAAACCACGACTCAATACTCCACTACTCATAACTGTCCAAACCTCTGTTGGATTTAAATTAAGACTCAGAGCTGTTCTTCTCATAGCCTCAACTATTATCGGATGGTCACCACCAAAAGGAATTAAGTGAGCATCATTTTCTTGACAATAATATCTAGCTTTTGCCTGTATGTTAGTTAAAAAACCCATAGGAACTTCTATTATGTTACAACCTAATTCAACAGCAGCATCTGTTAACCAATACCTTTTTCCTTGTGGAACAGTAACAGTACATTTTCTACCCATGTCTCTACACGCATATGCCAATGACAACTGAGCATAACCTTGTCTTGGTGAAGCGTAAACAAACTCTTCTACATCAGGTTTGTTTTTAACATAGACAGTAAATGCTCTTCTTTTTGTACCACCATTGAGTAGGTCATCTCGGACTACTCGGAAACCATTATGTTCTTTTACAACTGGTTTTGGTAAATCTGTATCGTAATCTATTTCGTCTAATTTGTAATCTAATATATCCACTAATAGTCGTACAAAGAATCCAAAGAAGGTTTGTGAAAGATAAATATTGGCTCATATTTCATAACTTGACCATCAACAGAAACACTATTCTTTACATTACTTTGGTCTACACCAATCATCGATGCCATCAACATTTTTAATTTACCTTTGTACTGACCACCAAGTGATTCTATAATATCAATAGAGTCTTGTTCTAAGGGATGAAAGTTATCCCCACTTAATTTGATGTCAGCAATATTCCAAAGTAAATATCTATCACTTCTGAGACTTTCATAAGCATTTGTTAATGTTGGTTTTAAGAAGTTATCTCTCCAATCTTGATACATAGGATAAGCCTTAAATGATTGTTCATCATCATCTGAATACTGTTCTCTATCAAAGTAAGGTGGTGAAGTAAAAACCATATCTAACTTACCTTTGTATTGTTGAAAGTCAGGATGGTCACCAACATGCTCAGAGCCTAATTGAAAATAATGATGAGTATTTTTTGGTTCTTCCCAAAAAGGATTTGTTTCCAATCCATGTTCATTGAAGAAGTCAGCAACATACTCGTATCTTGACTTATCTATTTCGTCTATCCAATTATCTGTATTCGGGTCTGTTCCAATATAATGTATTCTTTTCTTGGAAGCCATAGCACCAAGTATTCTACCACCCCAACCACTTGAAGGATCGTAAATATTAAGTGGTTCATCTTGTTCAATATGGTCTGTATATTTTTCATACAATAATCTGGCAGTAAGTGGTGGAAAGTTAACTGCTGGTTGTGAGTTTAAACTTAACCTAAATATCTGAAATGCTGATGGAAATAGTTTCTTTTCAATGTGATAATATCTAATCATAAAAACATTAGTTTTATTATTACCACTCTTAGTCATCACATTATCAGTAAGGTCATCTACCGACAACTTAGTTTTTAGTGTTGGACACCATAAGTTAGTGACCATTTCATCTGTAATCAATCCATCTTTATGTGCCTGTTTAATTTCATCAGCAGATATAGTAACATATGATTTAAGATATTTTTCTTGATGGGATTTTGAAATCCAAATACGATGATTTTTAAACTTAAGTTTATTATCTTGATAGTATTTTAACCACTCTATAGCACTTTCACCATTCCAATATGGAAGTCTACCTTTCTTATTTTCTTTTCTATCTTTAGAAATAGATTTACTAAAACTATACATAGAGTCTCTACGAAGACCTCTTCTTAGAGCTTTAAAAAACAAATCTTTATTTACATCTTCTTTTATTCTGTCATAAATAGAATTAAGACCTACATCACCCACATCACCTATACGAGTTTTAAGCATAGTTGGAAAGAACTGATTAACACCATTAGCAAACTTATTAAAGTTCTTAATAACATTTCTTTGACCATCATCAGCTTTTTCTATAAAACCGTGTATATCATACTCTCTGAGTTTTTTAAACGATTTAATAATATCGTCAATATTTTGACCAACCATTGGCGGTTTCCCACGCTCATCCCAATCTTCAATGATGAATTGACGAGCTTCTTCAATCCACTCGTCAAGTTCTTCATCAGTTTTTAGGAACAACTCGTGATAAGTAATATTGATTTTAGAATCAATAATACCACTTTTCTCGTAGTAGTATTTACTCACTATATTTTAACTTCTCTAAGAGTCTTAGCATCACCCATATGTTTTGGCATTTTTTTCAAGTATTCTAAAGCATCTGCTTTATCTTTAGCAAGAAATGTAAAACCTTCACTAGTTGTCCATTTTTTGTAATTGTCAAATTGACCTTTAGCTTTTTTTGCCATTATTCATTCTCCTCTTGTTCTGAAATCCACTTCTCGTAAATCTCGTCTATTTGTTCTTCGGTTAATCCTCGTTTATCGTAAGCTTCTTCTCTTGTCATCATAGTCATTGGCACATCAGATAGATTGTAATCTCTACCATATGTATCTACGAAAATTTCTTGTTGTAACCAAGTTGGTTTATACTCTCGATATGTCATAGTTTATCCTTATTATTTCTATTAATTTACGAAAATTTTGGTAACTTGTCAAGCACTTTTTTCTTAAATTCTACAATACCTTTTCCAACATTCTCTTCCCAATCATCACCAGCACCTCCATTAGCCTCATCTGTAATATATTTAAACGATATGAATGGTAAACCATAGTACAGACAAACCTTTGCTAACGCATATGCTTCCATGTCTACTACATCAACCAAGTTTTTCCAGTTAAATTGGTCAACTGTAACAAATGAATCACCACTACCACAAAGAACATTTTTACCGATAGGATTGAAATCAGAACCACTCTGTATTATTATGGGAATGTCTTTTTCAAATGGTGTTTGACCTAACTTAAAACCAAGACCCGATACATCCATATCTCTCTGAACAAATCGTGTACAATCAACTAAGTCTCCTTTACGATATTTCCAATGCTGTGAACCAGCAGTTCCGTAGTTGATAACTAAATTTGGTGCTATCTCACCCTCTCTTGATAAAAAAATACTACCCAACCTTTCCATTAGTTTTATGGTAGCATTAACTTTACCAACGCCAGTATACAATACATTGTAATCATCTAACTGACCTTGTGTTTCTATCTCAAGTGCTGATACTATTAATATATTTTTTCTCATAACCTTATTACCTTTTGTGTGTCTTGGAACATATGGACACATTAAACAACCATGTCCACAACAATACCCCCTCTCTATTAAAAACTCTTCCGATAACATTAATCATGACTCAAATCAATCTCGTGTTCGTCCTCGTATGTTTTTAATATTCTCTTTACCAAAGGATGTCGGACACAATCTTCTCTGTTGAAAGCCATATGATTGACACCCTCTACATTTTTTAATCTGAACCAAGCATCATAAAAACCACTCTTCTCGTATGCTGTAACTCCGTTAGCCTTGAACTTGTCACATTGTGACATGTCACCTTGTATAATCATTTTACAGTTCTCTGATATTCTTGTCATCAGAGTCTTGATTTGCATCGGCGAAACATTCTGAGCCTCGTCAAGTATCACATAACAATTCTCTAAATTAACTCCCCTCAAAAAGTTTAACACTCCAATCTCTAATTTACCATCCGATATCATCTTTGTTGCTCTTGCTTTACCAATAATTTTATCTAATATGGTAAATGTGGATTCGTTATATTGTTGTATCTTTGACGACAACTCACCTGGTAAATACCCTAACTTATCTTCATTACCAACATCTACGGTTGGATTGATAATGATAAGTTTATGATAAGGTGTTCCTCTTCTTAAGACATCTTGTAGAGCCCTATAGATGGACACATAAGTTTTACCAGTACCAGCAATCCCATGACACAATATAAGTTGTGTGTCTTCACCCCCTATGATATTATGAAATGTATTTTGGTTACTTGTTTTTGGTTTGAAATCATTTACTATCTTTGGTATGGCACCAACTTGTTTTTTAGGCATATTGTATTATTGACCTCACATCTAAGTTAAAGTTATCTACTCTTGGAACATACTTTAAATCAACTAACACTAAATTACCAACTATCTTATAACCAGCTTTTTTTGCTAACTCATTAGTTGCTTGTAGTGTTCCACCTGTTGCTAAAACATCATCTACGATAACCACTTCTCCGTTACCCTCTTGCATTTCTAATGTTGCACTTCCATACTCAAGGTCGTAACTTATTGAGATTTTGTCACCTGGCGTCTTTCCTTCTTTTTTTGCACAGATAACACCACCACCAAATTGAGTGGCAAGTGCTGAAGAAAAAAGATAACCACGAGAGTCTATCCCAATCCAATAATCTGGTAACCTAACTTGTCTACCCATATCCACAAGAGCAGACCTAAATGTCTCTTGGTCTGCAAGTAATGGTGATATGTCTTTAAAGTCAATTCCATCTATTGGAAAGTTCGGTACTTCTTTTATAAATTCTTTATACATTTTGTTTCTCTTATTTTAGTTTAGGTCCTGCCACCCACACGACCAACGATTTTCTTATCCCCTTAGTTACAGGATGAACTCTGTGAAATG